ATTTGTTATGTCAGAATATGCAAAAACAGTGAAAGTGTTAGAAGGACCATGGGAGAAAAATGCATTTCCTAATGGCACAGAAACGACAGATGTAATTAGTAGAACTATTACTACTTTATATAAATCAGATGGTTACCTATGTGAAGAGACAGTAGTAAGAGAGTATAAGAATGGAGATTACTTTGATACATCATCACATAAGAGACTTGTAAAACTAAATGGCTGAAACTAATATAAACAAATCAATACTCAGTAAGAGTAACTTTAGACTTCTGATTGACAAAATACCTACAGTAGAGTATTATGTACAGTCTGCTAATATTCCAGGTATGACTTTCTCAGAAGCAATTCAAGCTGCTGGTGTTGGTTTAGATGCCTATTTTCCTGGTGATAAAGTTGTATTTGATGCCCTATCTGTAAGCTTTTTGGTAGATGAAGACTTAGAGAACTTCAAAGAAATATATGATTGGATAAATTCTATAGTTCCCATTTCAGACCCTACAGCTTTCAAAAACTTCACAGAAACCTCACAAACTGATCTAGGTCTTCTCAGTAAAATAGAACAAGACATAAATCAATACTCAGATATTACATTAGTTGTAAATACAAATAAAAACATTCCTAACAGGTTTATCAGATTCCATGATTGTTTTCCTTTATCAGTATCTAACATAGAGTTACAATCAGGTGCTGAACAAGAACCTGTAGTGTGTACAGTAGCTTTTAGATTTAGTTATTACGAAATAAAAACCACTTCATAGAATCACATTTTTGTGATATAATATAGATATGAACTTAGATGAAATAAAATCAATGTGGAAAAAAGATTGTGAAATAGACGATATCGAATTAGATAAGTCATCACTCGAAGTTCCAAAACTTCATGCCAAATACTCAGAACTTCTAACTGATCACATCATCAAAATGAAGAATAGTCAAATGAAACATAACATATTGTTGAGAGACAAGTGGTTATGGTTCAATGCTAAGTTAGATCAAGACACAATAAATAAGTATGGATGGAAAGATGATCCTTTTGATGGTGTAAAAGTTATGAAGAATGATATGCAATACTTTTTCAATGCTGATGAAGACTTACAAAGGTCTAGTGCTCAAGTAGAATATCTAAAAATAACTATAGATTTTCTAAAAGAGTGTATGCAAAATATAACATGGCGTCATCAAACAATCAAAAATACAATCGAGTGGCGTAAATTTATGTCAGGTGCCTAATGATACTTAGAGAATATTTGTATGGTATACCATCAGCTTTATCACTTAGTGAAGTAGAAGAAATAGAATCTATAGCAGAACAATTACAGTGGAGACCAGGAATGACTGGTCAAAATGATGATGCAGATGTTGATGATGATAGTCTTATAAACCATTCTATCAGAAGTTCAAAAGTAAAATGGATAGAAAGACTACCTGATCATTTAGAACATAAAATAGGTGATCTTATGACTCAGTGTTTAGATGATACACAATGGGGATGGAATATAGACGATCATCAAGCATATCAATATACGGTATATGAAGCTAAACCTGATTCACCAAAAGGTGACTTCTACACATGGCATACAGATCATGGACCTGAAATGATAGATAATAATGGTAAGATACGAAAACTCAGCTTTACACTTCAACTATCAGATCCAGATGAATATGAGGGAGGTCTGTTCCAATGGATAGAACCATGCGTTGCTTTTGACAGAATGACATTAGGTCAAAAAACTATCAACATAGAAGATTCAATCAGAACAATACCGTTCTCACTAAAAGAAAAAGGAAGTATATTATTCTTTCCGTCATTTACACATCATCAAGTAACACCAGTAACTAGAGGTGTTAGAAAGTCATTAGTGGGATGGTGTATTGGCGATCCTTATGTCTAATACTATTCAAATTACACCTGTAGATGAGGTGTTTCTTCAAGTAAAATGTGATGATGGTCTCGCGAGAGACCTGTATGAATTTTTCTCCTTTACAGTACCTAATGCCAAGTTTATGCCTTCTTATCGAAATAAATTTTGGGATGGTAAGGTTAGATTATTCTCCCTAAAAACAAAGAAGATATACATTGGTTTATTACCTTATGTTGATGAATTTTGTAAAGAAAGAGGATTCACACTAGAAGGAATAGACTTAGTTTTAGGTGATAAAACAAGGCTATCAGACGAAGATATAGACTATTTTGTCAAGTCACTTGACTTACCTTTCCAACCTAGAGATTATCAGTTGGAAGCATTCAAATCCGTGGCACAATATGGTAGACAACTTCTACTATCACCAACTGCAAGTGGTAAGTCTTTGATCATCTATCTCATTCTTAGATGGTTTGAGGGTGAAATGAGATTTACTAATTGTTGTAAGTCAGTAGTAATAGTTCCTACCACTTCACTTGTAGAACAAATGGCAAAAGACTTTGAAGAATATGGTTATAAAGAGCCAGTCTGTAAGATATATCATGGTCAAGAGGTGTTTGATGCACCTATCACAATCACTACATGGCAATCATTTAGTAAAGCACCAAAAGAAATATTACAAAGATTTGATGTAGTAATAGGAGACGAAGCACATCTATTCAAAGCACAAACACTAAAAGGCATCTTAGAGAAGATGAAACATACTTCTGTAAGAGTAGGCACAACAGGTACACTTGACGGTACAGAAGTTCATAGATTGCAACTTGAGGGTTTGTTTGGTCCTGTTAAGAGAGTTACAACATCTTCACAACTTATAGAAGAAGGTACGATAGCTGCAATTGATATACAATGTATCATACTTCGTCATACTAAACAGTCAAAGATGAGTTACCAAGAAGAGATGGACTATCTTGTCTCTAATGAGAAACGAAATCAATTTATAGTCAATCTTGTATCGTCTCTGAAAGGTAATACCCTAGTGTTATTTCAGTATGTAGAGAAACATGGTGAAGTTCTGTACCCTATGTTGAACGGAAGAGTCAAAGACTTGCATTATGTTTTTGGTGGCACTGATACAGAAAGCAGAGAGAAAGTTAGAGAGATAGTAGAGAAGTCCAAAGAAAGTGTCATATTAGCATCATACGGTACATTCTCTACAGGTGTAAACATCAAAAGAATAAACAATATTGTCTTTGCATCACCATCTAAATCTCGTATAAGGAATCTACAGTCTATAGGTCGTGGTCTTAGAAAGTCAGAAGACAAAGATAATATGAGATTATTTGATATTGCAGATGATCTACAAAATGAAAACTACACATTGAACCACTTGAGAGAAAGGATAAATATTTACAATGAGGAAAGCTTTCCTTATGAGATACAACAATTTGAACTCAAGTAATGGCAACACCTAAAGACCTTTTACCGAAAAAATACGAAGTATTGAGACTTCGTAATGGTATGGAAATATGTGGTATGACAAGAGATACAGGTGCAAAAATAATTATAACATTGCCTATGGTTTGTAGACTTACTGCTAATTCACCAAAAGAGACACTAGCTACATTCTATCCTTATGCACCTATGACTTCTGATTATAACATTGAATTGCCTCATGATTATATTGTACATAGAAACACTTTGAATACACAATACATTCCTTTTTATGATGAAGCATCTTCTCAATGGATGGATATGATCGAACAACAATCAATACCTCTAATGTCTCAGAGAGGCTTCGATGAAACTAGAGAGTACATGGATAATGTTTTAGACAAAGTAATAAAAGATATGCGATCTCTTCGCGAACTTGATGAATATGATCCTTACGGTGACTTCGAAGACGCCATTTTACCTAAAGACAAAAAGAAGATTCATTAGGACTTTTTTCTTTATAAATATCGTGTGTATAACATGTCGTTATATGTATTCATAAATGGAGTTTATAATTAGAAAATGACTGAATTGGTCGCAAAATTATCAAAGTTAAATAGAAAAAGAAAACAAGTTTCTCAAGCTGATGTGGTTGAGGGTTTAGAAGTAATGTTATTAGTTTCTATATTCGTAACATGCACATACGCTGTTGCACCTATAGTATAATGAGAAAGTTAGAAACATGGGAAAAAGAGAATCTTCTTATGGCTGCTTCTCTTCTTATATTGTTGAATGTATTTCTGATAGGGTTCTTTGAGTTTGCCAACATAGTATGAATAGTGATCTAAATAAAAAGGTACTACAAGCGGTAAACTTATCTCCCACAGTAGATGATGAGTTCTTTGAAAGACTAGTCAATATGCACCCAATGAAACAAATTGTCTATGCTTCTATCCTACAATTTGTAGTTTTTGCTAGTATGTTTGGCATGTTTGGTGTAATAAGCCTCTTTATTGGATAGCTTCTCCCTCGGAACATAGTCAGTTTATCATACGATTTTAGTTCTGTAAACCTGTTTTTACCAAAAAAATAAATTAAATAAATACCTAAAAACCCCTTGTGGTAAAAAGGTTTTTAGTTTATTATCCATACATGAGTGCAAAAAAACAAAACGAACACTATGTAAACAACAAAGAGATTACAGAATCAGTTTCAGAATACTCTACAGCAGTAAAACTAGCAGAGTCAAGAGGGAAGACACCACCTAGAATGTCAGAGTACATAGGAGAGTGTATCTATAAGATTGCAACTCGACTATCTACAAGACCCAACTTCATCAACTATACCTATAGGGATGAAATGATTTGTGATGCAATTGAAAACTGTATACAGTATATTGGAAACTTTGATGCTGAAAAATCTAATAATGCATTTGCCTACATTACTCAAATATGTTACTATGCATTTCTACGAAGAATTCAAAAAGAAAAGAAACAGGTTTATATAAAACAAAAATCTATCGAGTCTTCTGGTATCCTTTCAGATTCTTTCGATACGATTGATGGTTCTTATGATCCAACTCTAATCAACACCAATGTTGAATGGATGCAAGAGAATATGAATCATGTTGAATATGAACCAAGAAAAACCAAAAGAACAAAAAAGACTACTAAAAAATCAACATTAGATAAATTTACTAAATGAAAATAGCCTTGCTAAATGACACTCACTGCGGTGTTCGTGGTGATATGATTGAAATGGCCAAATATCAAGGTCGTTTCTATAATGAAGTATTTTTCCCATACTTAGATGAACACAATATCAAAAAGATAATTCATTTAGGTGATTACTTCGATAGAAGAAAGTATATAAACTTTGCTTCAATGAATGCAAACCTCAAACACTTCATAGAACCTATGAATGAAAGAGGTATTACAATGGACCTTATTATAGGAAACCATGACACATATTATAAAAACACCAATGAAGTAAACTCACCAGAGTTATTACTTTACAATCAACCAAATGTAAATGTAATTTCAGAGTGTCAAGTAAAAGAATACGATGGTTTCAACATAGCATTAGTACCTTGGATCAACAATGAAAACTATGCTGATGCAGTAGAGTTTCTTATGTCTGCTAATGCAAGCTGGTGTATGGGTCACTTTGAATTTGAAGGTGCAGTCATGCAACCAGGTATGATGTGTCAACATGGATTAGATCATTCATATGTCAAAAGATTTGACAAAGTACTCAGTGGCCATTTTCACCACAAGTCAGAGTTTGCAAATGTGAGATATCTAGGTTCTCAAATGCAATTTACATGGTCAGACTATGGTGATAACAAATATTTCCATATCTTTGATACAGAAACACAAGAGATAACACCTGTACACAATCCATTGACAATGTTTGAAAAGGCCTTTTATGATGACACAAAAGAAACTTTTGAGACTATTGCTAACAAAGACTATTCTGAATACGAAGGAAAGTTTGTAAAAATAATTGTTGTAAACAAGGAGAATCCATACTGGTTCGATACTTTCTTAGATAAGATTCATGGTTCATCACCTCTACATGTTACAGTTGTAGATGACAACAAACATATGGATTGGTTGAACGATGATGACATGGAAGAAGTTGAAGACACTTTGACAATACTAACTAATTACATTGATGGTTTAGAGATTCAAGGTAAGAAAAAACCACTTGCAGAATTGATGACCTCATTGTATCATGAAGCTTTAGACGAACACAGTTATCTATGATAAATTTTACAAAGATAAGATATAAAAACTTATTATCTTCTGGTAATAGATTTACCGAAATACAATTAGACACACATCAAACCACACTTATTCTTGGAGAGAATGGTGCTGGTAAATCGACACTACTTGATGCCCTTTGCTTTGCCTTATATGGCAAGGGTTTCCGTAATCTAAAAAAAGAGTTGTTGATAAACTCAATCAATCAAAAAGAATTGCTCGTTGAGTTAGAGTTTCATATAGGGAAAAAGAAATACAAAGTAGTTCGTGGTGCAAAACCAAATAAATTTGAACTCTATCTAAACAACACATTGATCAACCAAGATGCAACTATGAGAGACTATCAGGAACATTTAGAGAAGAACATTCTCAAAATGAGCTACAGGTCGTTTACTCAGATTGCTATTTTGGGTTCTGCTAACTTTACACCCTTTATGCAACTTCGTGCTATAGAGAGGAGAAGACTGGTAGAAGACTTATTAGATATTTCAATCTTTAGTACTATGAGTGATATACTAAAGAAAAGAATATCTAATCATACAGCTGAAGTGAAAGAAACTAATCATGAAATCGATATTCTGGAAGAAAGAATCAACGGTCTAAATGAACAATTGAATGCACTCCGTGAAAACCGTGAACAAAAACTAAAAAAGTTTGAAGGCACCGTTGATGAAACAAATAACAACATCAATAACCTCATGGAGAAAATCAATGAAAAGGAAAAAAATGTGGTGGAGAAAAAATCCACCATCACGGATAAAGATCCTCAAGGAGATAGACTCAAACAAGCAGTTGAACTGGAGAGAAAACTCAACGAAAAATATGCTAAAGCAAGAAAAGAGATTGAGTTTTATGAATCGAATGATGAATGTCCTACATGTAAACAAGGTTTAGATGAAGAGCATAAAAAATCTCACCTAAAAGAAATAGACGACAAGAAATTACAGTTGCAACATGCAATGGAACAAATTGCAGAAACAATTGCTGATGCTTCAACCAGAATGGAAGAAATAAGAAAAGTCCAAGACGAAATAGAAAGTATACAAAAGTCGATTGGAATATTACAAACTGAAATTGTATCTAATCAAAAATTTATTCAAAAGATTCAGAAAGAGATAGAAGAGCTTAGGTCAGAGTCAGAATCAAATGGTGATGTTCAATCCAAAATTGACGACAATGAAGATAAACTTGATATTCTCCACAAGAAGAAAGAAAACTTGGTAGATCAAGGTCATTACTTTGAGATTGCCCAAATGTTATTGAGAGATCAAGGCGTGAAACAAAAGATCATCAAACAGTATGTTCCTATTATGAACAAGTTGATCAATAAGTATCTTGCATCTTTAGAGTTCTATGTTGGTTTTGAATTGAATGAAGCATTCGAAGAGACGATCAAGTCCAGATTCAGAGACGAATTCAAATACGATAACTTCTCACAAGGGGAGAAAATGAGAATTGACCTTGCACTTCTATTCACATGGAGAGCAGTGGCTAGATTGAAGAATTCGGTGAACACCAATCTATTGATATTAGATGAGGTATTCGATTCATCATTAGATACACAAGGCACGGACGACTTCCTGAAACTCCTAAACACGCTTACAGAGAAGACCAACGCCTTCATTATATCACACAAAGGTGATTCTCTATACGATAAGTTCAATGACACCATTAGATTTGAAAAATATAAAAACTTCTCCAGAATTGCAGAAACATAAATAGAAGGATGAAATCCTTTTATGAATTCAATACACCTTCGAACAAACTAGTATTACCTACTGTAGATACTAGATTTGAATTAAGTGAGGCATATAAAGCAGAAGACTTCGAAGCAGCCATAGTTTATGGTTGGCATGTCTTACAAGAAAAGGATTTTTCACATCCAGTAGTAGACAAATATGATGATCTAAAACAAGCAGGTCAGAACATAGCAGATAAGTTATGGGACAAATATCCTTCTCTTAGAAACTCAACAGCAGAAGTATACGGAAGAACTAAAACATCTGTTACATCTAAATGGAAATCATATGGTGCATCCAACCCTACACCAAAGACAGATATAAAAATTGGTAATATGAATTTTTCATTGAAAATAGGAAATGCTCAATTGATGTCTGGTGGTCAAGGAGAATCTCTAGCAACCTTTATGACAGCACTAGAAAAATCTGATAAAAGTCTTGTAGAAACCAAAGAGTTCAAAGATGTAAAAGTCGTACTTGATAATTTTGTAACTAGGGGACTAGCACCATCAAATGTCGCACCTTTGATTCAAAGTGGAGAAAATGAACTTGTGAATCAAGGAGAAAAAGCACACAAAGAATGTATGGCCAAATTGGGCCAGTTATTCGAAAAATCACCTAAATTCAAAATAGAATTTGCTAGAGAAGCAATGAGTGGTTATGAAAAGTTTGGAAAAGGAAATGGTGCAGCTGCCGATTGGATGTTAGTTTCAGATCACAAAGGAAGTTTTATATCTGTACATGATGTGAATGATGATTCGTATTGTGAATACATTGCAAATAAGATGAGACTACAAGCAAGATTCAAATCATCATCTAGGAAAGTGGGTGGTGTAAAAACAGGAGAATATAATTTTTGGTCAGTAATTTCACTGATAGTGAATGTGACGAAAGAAGAAACCAATAAATTAGCTCAAGGCCTCTTGACAGAAGCACAGTTTTTAGATAATATAGTAAAGAAGGTAGGGAACTTTGTAAATAAAATTTGGTCAAAGATAACAAATTTCTTTTCAAGTTCCACAAGAAACATGTTGAAATTTTTAGGTGCAGATGCTCCTGAAATAAAAGTCAACAATAATATAAAATTTTAGTATGTATCAATTAGTTGAAGAAGCAAGTAAAGTATTACGAACACCACCAGAGTTATTTGACTTTGAGAAAGACGGAGATAAGGCACAAGAGATTGCCGATAAGATGTCTGAAGCAATGGTCAAGTTTGGTGGTATAGGTCTTTCTGCAAATCAGGTAGGTTTGAATTATAGAATGTTTGTGATGAAAACAGAAGACAAAGGTATCGTGCCTTTCTTCAATCCTGAACTTACGAAAGTATCACAAGATACCGATCTAATGAAAGAAGGATGTTTATCGTTTCCAGATATCTATCTAATGATAAAAAGATCAAAAGTTATCGAACTAAAATACCAAGATGTAAATGGTGAAGAACAAATCCTAATGTTAGAAGGACTGGCAGCTAGATGTGTTCAACATGAAATTGACCATCTAAATGGTGTGTTGTTTTTACAGAGAGCTTCTAGACTCAAAATAGAAAGAGCATTGAAAGCAAGACCTAAAGAACAAGCAAAAAGAATAGAATACGAAAAGAGAATGGCAATAGCTAGATATCTCAAAAACTTAGAAGATGAGAAGGCAAAACAAGATGAATCAGGAAGTGAAATTCAAAACGATATCAGTGAAGAACGCACTGAGCCAACACCAGTCGAATAATCTAATACACTATCTAAGAACTCATAGAAACCTATTAGCTGTAGGTGATGGATCTGATTATAGAGGGATAAACAAAATTCACATATACACTCAGTGGGTAAGAGACCTATTGAGTGTACTAGAGATCAAGGCAATAGGAGAGATAAGAAAGTACTCAGATCAAATTGTTTATCCAGAAATGTGTCAGATAACTGAATGGCCTATAGGTGGTGTACAAGAACCACACTTAGACACATATTCAAGTTATGAACTAAACCACGGAGTAGAAGAAGAAAAACCTAGTAGAGAATGGACTGCTATTGTTTATCTAAATCAAGACTATAAAGGTGGTCGTACCTACTTTCCTAAAAGTCAATACAACTCAGTAGAATACTATCATCAACAAGAAGCATGTGAAATGTTATTGTTTCAAGGAATCTATCACCCTCATGGTGTTGAAAAAGTTAGAGGCAATGATAGATATACCATAGCAATATGGTTCTCTACAGATGAGAATCGTATCATATCAGACAAACGAACAAAAGACTTATCAGTCGACAATCATACCATAAAAAACCTATAAAAG